GAGGAGCGCTCAGGTAGACATAGACATCATAGTCTGAGTCTTGGTCAAAATGTTGCCCGGCCCGTGAGCCTCCTAAAGCTAGAGCTTCCACTTGCTCCAGTTGGGCCAATTCTTTAAAGAGATTTTGTGGCATAATATTGTCCTTCTTATTTTTTTTGACATCATTTTAGCAAAAAGTGAAAAGGTTTGCAAGGGAGTAAATGGTTTTTTTCTTTCTTTTTCTTCAAAAACTTGCTATATTAGAAATGACTAAATAGAGCCGTCCGATGTCAGGTGAAAATTATTACTATGGATATGTTTAGTCCCTATTATGACTTGGCTAGACAGCTTTTTCCAAACGCTAAAATTGTTCTTGATCGATTTCACTTTGTACAACATCTTAGCGAGTTAAGAGTCGTGTGCGTGTTCAAATCATGAATCAGTTTGAACGAAATTCTCATAAATACAGGGCTATCAAGCGCTACTGGAAACTCATTCAACAAGATAGTCTGAAACTGAGTGATAAGCGTTTTTATCGCCCTACTTTTCGCATGCACTTAACCAATAAAGAGATTCTATACAAGCTTTTGAGCTATTCAGAAGATTTGAAACACCACCATAATCTTTATCAGCTCTTGCTTTTTCACTTTCAGAATAAGAAACCTGAGAAATTCTTTGGTCTCATTAAGGATAATCTAAAGCAGGTTCATCCCCTTTTTCAGACTGTCTTTAAAACCTTTCTAAAAGATAAAGAGTAGATTGTCAACGCCCTTCAACTACCCTATTCCAACGCCAAATTAGAAGCGACCAATAATCTCATCAAACTTATCAAGCGCAATGCTTTTGGTTTTCGGAACTTTGAAAACTTCAAAAAACGGATTTTTATCGCTCTGAACATCAAAAAAGAAAGGACGAAATTTGTCCTTTCTCGAGATTAGATTTTTTTCAACACACTACAGTTGACAAAGAGCCTATTATACCACATGAGCCACCAACTTCGGTGGTTTATTTTGTTTAAAGATTTATTTTTAGAGTAGTATCTACAGACTCTTTTAGTTAGTAGTAATCAAACCATCTGGTTCAATCGTAAATTCTGGTTTTACTTATAGCGAACCATCAGACTTGAGATAGTACCATCCGTTTCCTGATTTGATAAATTGCTTAGATTTCATATCCCCATCTTTTTCATCCAAATAATACCAAGTTTCACGATATTTTACCCAACCTTTAGCCATTCTACCATCCGACTTAAAATAGTACCACCGATGATTGATATGCATCCAACCAATAACCATGGCACCACGCTTATCTAAATAAAACCAATCCTTGCCATCATTGAACCATTTATTGATGAAACAGTAGCCTCTATTATCAAAGTAGAACCATTCTCCTTTGATATTTTTCCATTGAGATTTTGGATAAGAGCCATCTGCTTCTTCCCACCACCAACCAACTTCGTTTCGTTTCCAGTTTCCTTCAGTTAGACCAGATTCAATATCTTTCTTAAACTGTTCTCTACTAATGCCCCATTTTGCAAGGTATGGATAGGGATCTACATGATCACTTCCATTATTTGGTTGGTTGTAAGTACAAAATTGATGAGTTTTAATCCCAGCAAGACTACTAGAATCTAGCGTTTTAGGGATTCCAGCCTCGTCAGCTAACTCACGTAATAGCTTGACATAAAGTCGATAATCTCTCATGAATTCTTCTTTAGATTCATGACTTTCTATTAGTTCAACTTGAGCGTAACCTTCAACATTCCATCCGCCACCAACATCATAAGCACCTCTGTCTACTAACCAAGTTTGCATGATACGACCATTCCCTACCACATGGGAGAAAAATCCTGACTCAACTGGACGACGCATATGGTAATCCGCTTCATTTTGTGCCGTAGAGTTAGGATTTCCTGTTGAGTGAGCATGAACTTGTCGATAGGGTTGCTCACCAATTTGAGGAAGATTTGTTCGTAATCTACTTTTATCAACTTCCATGATTATCCTCCTTATCATCGTTTGACTTTTCTTCAGTTAGATGTTCAAAAGCTTTTAAAATTGGTTTAAAAAGCAGAATATTCCCTTTTACTTTTTGATAGTTCTCAATTAACGATTGGAAAGTAAAAACTAAGTATCCAATATAAATCGAATACAGAAACATAAATCCAGTTTTTCAGGCAACAAAACAGACATCGGAATCAATAACAGTAACATAAAAATCCCTAAGACTTTTCGAATTAATCCATTGATTCCAATTCTACTCTTATACTCAACATCAGGATTTACAATTGCAGCAAATGTGCCTGACGCAAAGTCCACAATTTCCATGATGACAATCAACGCTAACGCATACAAAATAAGCCCATCTTCTGTTTCGATGAGCTTTCTTAAGAAATTAAACAATTCAATATCCATTTTCAATACTCCCTATTGTTCTTTTTTATTTGACTCAATTTCAGCTAAAACAGCATCTTCTAATTCATATCGTTTATCTCGGAACAATTTTTCTTGGTTTCTCATTTCGAGACGATGCTCCGCATAGAGCTCTGAATGATAGAGAAACTCAGATACTGTAGAAACACCATGTTCATCGACATCAACAGTATACTGCTTAACTACTTCATCCCCAATCTTCAAATTTCCAACCAAACGTGTTGTTTTAGTAATTTCTAATGCCATTAACTTTCTCCTTTCTCTCTTTTAGTTTTTACTTCCTCAAATAAGTCTTTTAGATCTGAGTCGTATTCTAATACATCTTTCATTAACTGCAATTCGCTTGCAACAACCAAATAAAGAGCCTCATTTTGTGCTGCTTGACCTTCGGTTTGTGCTAGTTTCTTAGTCAACGACTCCATTGCTAATTGATGGATTAAATCTGTGTTCATCTTCTAACATCTCCAATCGTTTATTTAATTTTCGAATATCAAGTATTAACTCTTGAATTCCTTTTAAAGCGATATTCGTTAATCTTGTATTATCAAGATTCAGAAAACCACCATTTTCATACACAAGTGACGAGTCAATTTGTTGAACATCTTGAGCGATGAGTCCAATTTTGGTATGAGCCTTTTGAATACGATTCCCTATTTTCTTCCAGTCATACTCTTTAAATTGAAATCTTTTGATAAAATCGAGTGCTTTATAGTTAGATAAGCCTATATTCTCTTTTAAGTTTTTATCAGAAAAATGTTGGTTAACAATTTGCCATAAGCTATAAGCCTTTCCGTTATATGAGTAGTAAATATCATTTCCTGATCCACCAAAGTCTAGAGATACATTATTAGAATTCCAATAACTAATAGTTCCTGTAGTTGAGCCATTAATGCTACTTTTGCCGTACTTTAACCAGCCAATTCCTTTTGCCTTAATGTATCCTTCGACCGTCAATAGAAAATCATCACTATCACTTGCAGTGTTTCCAGTAGTAAAATCTGAATCTTTGTAAATAAATAAGCCGTAAGGAACATTGTCCCCTCGGCCATAAGAACCTATAAATTGTACACCTAAACCATCTTTAGAATTAAACTGACGAGGAACATTAATCTGTAATCCACCGTTGATAGCGTCAAATGAACCATAAGCACCTAACTTAATTTTTGTTTCTCCAGTTAATAATCCACCAGAAATTGTGGTTCCAGTTATTGTGCCACCCTGAATTCTGTCACCACTTAGTAAGCCTGACTTTATTTGACTAGCATCAATCCTAACACTTTGTACACTATTGATAAAAGCATTCTTAGCAAACAGCTGTCGTAAATAAGCTTCATTTGCAACTAACTTATTAAAAAACGCTTGATCCACGACAATTTTATCTGCAGTTACTGAATTCGATGCTAACACCATAGTAGTTACAGACCCAGATTCAAAGTTTGATGTCTTTAATTTATCAATCATTCCTGATTTAATGACTGCTCTATCAATTAAGGTATCCCCAGTGATATGAGTTGCCTTGCCAATAATTCGATTGATTCCATTTGCACCTAAATTAATCCCTGAAATTAAAGATCCAGCATTAGTTAAATTTTGAATCGAATAGGAACCTTGATGTTGTTGAACAAGACTTTCTGTTGCAATTTGTTGAAAAGATGTACTATCTACAAAGTTTTTAGGTGGTTGACTACCTCGAACAATTGAAATTTGTCCAACTGCCACAGTGCCGTTCTTTTCTAGCCAAACATGAAGACCAAAATCATCTGTTTTTGTCACGGTTTTACTTATCGTAAAAGTTCCTGTAAAAATTTGAGCTGCCCCTGTTCTAGTAGGGGTGATGGTGAAACTTCCTATTGAGTTACCTGATTTGATTTCAAAGCCAACCTTTCCATCAGGTAGTACATCTACCCATAAATTGACCCTATAAGAAAGTTTCTCACCAGCGACAAATTTTTGACTATGAAGAGGCATTTGGAAACCACGCCAACCATTTGTTGTCCTACCACTTTGAGCAATTCTTAGTAGCTTATATTCATTAGTTCCTGTCATAACTAAATTCGAATTCGGTTCACGTTCTCTATATTTACTAAAATTTGTTGGATCGTATACTAAGTTTTGGTTATCAATTAAATCACTGACTCTTGTAATCAATCCTTCGGATGTTTGTACAACCTGACTAATTGTTTTGCCTTGTTCACTAATAGTTCTTGTATGACTACCTAGAGTATCTTTTACTTCGTTAAAAGCCGTTACAGTTGTTAAATCTTCGATAGGTTTAGTCCAATAATTTGGGAAGATATCTCCAGTAGTAATCATTAAAGCTCTCCAATGAAACTTACCTGAACTTGCTCCATCAATACGAAATTGTAATTCAAAGTTTTTAAAATTATTGAACATCTCATCTGTTACGATTCGAGAAATTTTAATAAGATGGTAGTTTGTACCAGTTTTTAATGTAGTAGACCAAGAGGTATGAAAGGGATTAGAATGAACACTCCATACAGCACTATTATCTGATTTTTTATAGCCTGGACCTTGTAAGATAATTCTAGGAGTAATAGTTGAATCTAATACAACATTATCGACAGAAATATAAACAAATAGATTGATTTTTGTCCCTGAATAAATGCCAGTCGAATCACCATAAGGAATTTTTCCTAATGTTTGAATCCAATTGAGTTTCGAGTTTATTTTTTTGTATGAAGTCCAACTATCACTTGAACCAGATGCTAAGTTTCGATGAGAAACACTAGTTGGTATTAAAGCTTTAGTTTCACTAATAGTCCGACTAAAACTATTGGTTGTTTCTCTAACTAAATTTTGCACGCTAGAGTTCGTCACATAACCTCTATCTAAAATATTTTTATCAACATCCGATTTAGTTTGAAATCCTTTTAAATTGATAATGGATTCTACCTGACTACTGGTCAATCGTTTGGCTATTTCACCTGCTTGGATTTTAATTGTTGTTTCAGTAGTAGCAAGTCGATTTGTCGTTTGATTAAAATCTGTTTGTGATACTTTAGTATTTATAGCATCTGCAGCAACTTGTAAATCAGCTTTAGTTTTAGATATTGCTAATGCGTTCTCTGATATTCTTTGGAGTGCTTCACTAGCTGTTTGTTTAATATTTTCTACATAGGTCTTTTCAGCTTTTAGATTTATTTTATCCTTGGCTTGTGATATTTCCGTTCGTTGTTGCTCTACGGTATTTTTGATAGCATCGAAGTCTGTCTTTGAAACCTTGTTAGTAATAACCCCCTTAAGCTTATCAATTGAAGATTCTACTGTCGTAATTTGATTCAATAAGCTATTCTTGCTGAGTTCAACTAAACGGTTTGCTTCAGCAATAGCTTCTTTTTTATAATTTAAGGTATCTGTCAGCACTGTATTAGTAGTTTCTTTAATTTCTTTACTGACCTCTAAGGCATGATTAGCTAAATCTCTACTACTATTTGCTTTAGCCAACACATCGTTGTATCTATTTTCATTAAGTGATTCATTAGATAGAACTTTAGAATCAACATCAGCAATCTTTCCTTCAATCTCTTGACGAATACCATCTGCGTAAACTTCTGCACTAGCTTTGACTTTTTCAATATCATCTAGAATTGATTCTTTTTGTTTAGTGAATTCGGCATCAAATGCTGTGTTCGCATTTCTCAAAGCTTTTTCAATTGCGAATTCTTGTAATGTGAAACTAGAATCTAAAATTGCATTTGCGACACTTGAAATTCCACTATTTGAAGTAGAACCACCTACCATTGGTTTATCATCAAAAGTAATCGAGATATATTCTTGTGTCAGTGCGTCAAATTCATAAGCGACTGCCTTTTTTGGGATATCAATCCCATGTTTCAAACTCTTGATATTTACAGTATCACCTAAATGTACAACCTGTCCATCAAGCTCATAGGCTTCAATCGTAATAGCATCCGAAAGCTTATCAATTCCTTCATTCTTGAACTTAGCCTCAGCCCATTTCCTTAACTCCTCTGTGCTTTTAAGAGTATTATTTTCGTACTCTTTTTCATTAATATATGGATAGTAAGTGATTAGAGGACTATCAACGGTAATTTTAATTGTCTGTTCTTTATCCTTACCATCTGGTTTAAATGTTGATTTTGCATGAATACGAGTAATAATTGATTGAGTTGATTTTGTTCGCTTGTAAGACTTTAGATTCTTATGTGTTGTAATGACAACACCCCTATTTTCACCTCTATTCTTCTCGATTGTCAGAGCCAAATTGTCACGAATCAACTCCCCTTCCCAAGTTCCAATGATAGAATGAGCACCATCCATTAAAACAGTATAGAGAGTTTTTACCTCATCTGTATTGAAAGTACGGCGATCTGTAATATCACTCATGAATGAAAAATCACCAAGATTAGTCTTAGAATTTTGTACCATTTGAGATAAGGCCATACCACAAGTGAGATTAACAACACTAATTGGTTCAATAGACCGTTGCATGATGTCATCGGAAATATGGTAGGCGATTATATCCAAACTATCATCATTTTCAATTGGCTTTTTAATACGAAATAATTGGAATCCTAAGACAGGTACAGGAGCCTTAATAAGCATATCCTCTTTTATTTGTTTATAGATACCAGAATCGGTAATTGGATAGCGAATTGATAAGGTGAAATCACCGTTCAGAGTTTCTTTTACAATAGCAGAGCTAGTTTCATGAAGAGGTAATCCATTCCACTTTTCAGTTCTGCTATCTTTATTCAACAGAAATAACATTTAAGCCCACCCCCAATTCGTTTCAAAGCTTAATGAAGTAATACCTCTACCAAGGACAACACCTATTTCTTTTTTAAAACCTGCATCAATAGTGATAAAATCACCAGACCATTTGATGATTTTCTGGCTAGCCGTTAGAAAACTGGGATTACTTGGTTCATTCACCATCACAAGAGGTTCTGTAAGTTTTTCTACTTTAATAACCTGTTCACCAATCGTAAACTGAGTTTCAGTTGTAGAATTTCCCATAATTGTAATTTTTGGAAAAGCTAAAGCCGTACCTTGAACTCTAAGAACACCATTTGATGTCAAAGTTTGTCTATCTATTGATTTAAAAAATTTAGTAGGATGACAAATAAAAGTAGCTTTTGTCGTATATACACCATCTCTTTCTTGTTTCACCTCAGTACATTTTACTCGGTAACACCAGAGACGTGTGGTTTTCATTCGTTCACTCTCAAGCCAAAACTGCTCCTTGATAAATAGACCCATAAATTGATGGAGTTGTTCTTCTGAGGGCTTAACAATGTAAATCGTATATGATTTTTCAATTAAATCACGGTGCCGATTTGTTTGCGAAAGAGCGCCACTCATTCCCTTATGTTCTAATAAACTCGTCTTACTCTCTGCTAGGATAACAGAAGGCGATTCGTGGACAATCACTTTAAAAGGAAAACTAGAAGTTCCAATTCCGTCTATGACTAACTCGTTTCTTTTAATCATATAGTGGCTCCTCTCAATTGTTTTTGACGTGCTAATTCTTCAGCGATTCGACTTGCTACTTCATTTGCTATTTTTTCAATATCTGCCTGTTCTCGGATAATATTTCCAGTAATCGAAATGTTGATGTCTGGCATATCTAAATCCATCGTTCTTGCAATACCTCTTCCGATTGCCCCAAGAGTAGATTCATTTAAAGGAAGTACTGCTTCGTTTCCTGCTTCTCCTCCTACCATTAGGGAATTTCCTATTGTTCCAAAGGCAGTTGGCTTTGTTAAAATTCCCCCTTTTGCATACCACTCAATTCCGATTCTAGGAATTTGCCCCTTTAACCAATCCAGAGGGTTTGCAGATCCTGACACACTAAAATGAGGTAAAGGAATGTGTGGCCACTGAAATTTAAAATTAAAGAGATTTTTGATAGCAGTTATAGCAGTTGAAACTGCATTTTTGGCAGTGTTAATCGCATTTGAAATCGTATTTTTTACTCCATTCCAAACATTGGATACTGTACTTGAGATTCCATTTAAAATACCTGAAATAGTTGAACTGATACTATTCCAAATTGTACTGACAACGTTACTAATTACTGATAAGAGATTACTAATTGTGTTCTTAATCCCATTCCAGGTGTTTGATATAAGTTGACTAATAGTACTTAGAACTAAGCTTACAATTGACTTGATGGATTCCCATACTGTTGAAATAACTGCCTTTATTGTTTCCCATGCACCAGACCAATCTCCTGTTATAACCTGCATGATTGCTTTAATAATGCCTAAGACAAGATTGATTGCCGTTTCAACTACTTGTTTGATGATTTCCCAAGCTGTGCTGATGATTAGTTTTATGTTTTCCCATGCTGCCTGAATATAGGGTTCTAGAATAGACATAACGGTAGTTATGACTGTTGAGATTGCATTCCAAACTGTTGTTGCGGCTTCAAGAATTAACTCTTGATTCTCAGCCCACCACGAAGTCAGTGCCTCCCAGATACTTAAAATAAAATCTGATATTTCTTGAATGATAGTAGATATAAAAGAATAAATAGTATTCCAAATATCCATTACTGCTGTTCTAAATTCCTCGTTATGTTCCCACAGTTCTTTTATACCAACAATTAACAAGGCAAGAACAGCTATAATTCCCAAGACTATAGCAATAACAGGTGCTACACTTGCTATTAAGCCACCAATTGTGACACCCATTGCTAAGGCAGCTGCTTGTAGTGCTAAAAATATAGGGAGTAATAATCCTAATCCAACAATGAGACTACCTACAATAACAATAAATTGTTTTACTGGCGTTGATAAACTAGAAAACCACTCTGCAACTGAACGTAACAAATCAGCTAAAATCTCTAGTATCGGTGCAAAAGTGACAGCAATAGCATCTCCAATCTCAGCTAATGCTAACTTCGCTTCATTTTGAGCAGTTGTAAATTTATCAATTGGATCTAGTGTCGCTTCATAAGTTGAGCCGACTGTTCCTGATGCTTTCTTTGCTGTTTCAGCTAAGTCATCAAAAGATAAAGCACCACGATTAATGGCATCCACCATTCGTGGAGCACCCTTAGTTCCAAATATATCTGAAGCGAGAGTTAACTTTTCAGTTTCGCTAGTTGAATTTTTAATTTTTTCGATGGTTTCAGATAAACCTTGCTGCAAAGTCTTTCCTGATGCCGCATACTTCACAGAAGCTTTTGATAAGGATGATAAAGAGGCTGATGAATCCACACCAGCCTTTTCAAATTTCCCCATTAAAGCAACACCCTCATCAAATGAAAGTCCTAATGCCTTAATTTGTGGTGCTCCAGAAACAACCTTATCCATCAAATCTTGCACTCCCACCCCAGTAGCTTGACTGGTAAAGGTGACAGAATCAAGAACACTAGACAAATCCGTTGCCTGTAAGCCATATGCTTCTATAGCTTTCTTAGCTGAAATAGCTGATGAGGTGACATCACTTCCATTTATAGATGCAAATTGGATGAGATAACTTGAAGCTGATTTTAAACTATCACCGGTTAAACCAAATTGTGTGTTCAACTCACCAACTGCACTTCCAGCAGTATTAAAGTCTGTCGGAATTTCTGTAGCAAGGTTCTTTGCGATAGTTGTCATCTCTTCTAAAGCTTGGCCAGAAGCACCTGTTTTGGTGACAATGATATCCATCCCTTCATCAACTTCGTTAAAAGCTTCAAGCGACTGTTTCCCAAAATCAATCAGTTTTTGTGATAATTCTGCTAAACGGTCACTGAATTCCATTAGGATATCAGCCTTTAAGAGATGATTGATTTCTGATAGATTATCTTTTGCACTTGTTGAACTAGTGCTCATCTCTTCCATCTCATTTTGAAGATGATTGTAGGCCGTTTTGGTATCATTTAGAGTCTGTTCCAGTTTATTGGCTTCAATCGAATTTTCGCCATACTGAGATTTTGTTAGTTCTAGCTGTTTCTCTAAATTCTGAATCTGTTTTTCTAGTAAGGAGGAACTTTCATTTACTTTTTTCTGAGCTAAAGCTAGCTTTTCAGATTCACTAGCATTTGAAGAAAGTTCACTTTCTTGCAATTTAAATTGACTCGTTAATTTTTCACTCTCAGAAGCTAGACGAGCTTGTTCTTGTTTCAAACTATCCCATTGACTTTTAGTAGTACCTATTCGATTACCATTTTCCGATAAGGCTTGATTGACACCCTCTAGTTTACTTTCATAACTTTTCAGTACTGTCTGAGTAGTTTCTACTTCCCTTTGAAAGGCTCGATATTGTTCCGCCCCAATATTACCAGACTTAAATTGTCCTTCAACTTGTGCTTGTGCGTGTCTTAAGGTAGCTAACTTTTCTTTAGTAGTTTCAACTTGTTTAGCAAGCACTTCTTGTTTTTGAGTAAGGAGTGTGACATTTCCTGTATCAAATTTAAGAGCCTTATCAATTTGTTGCAATTCTTTAGTTGATTCAGCGGCTTGTTTATTTACCCCTTTTAAGGCATTTTGCAAGGGTTGTGTATCACCACCAATTTCTATTGTGATACCTTTTATATTTCCAGCCATGTTCACATCTCCTTTCCATTAAAAATTATCAAAATCACTTTGATTCGCTTTTCTTGTGTTGCTTGTTTCATTTGTCCGCAAGTTTACATAATCAGTTTGATAATCAAGAGCCATCCCAATTGAAATATGTTTTAAGTCGTCTATGGATAAGCCAGTTTCCTTACAACAAAATAGATAGCTTTCTACCGTAAAGATTTCTTCACTTGCTGTTTCTGTTTGATCTGCTTTTTTCTTGTATTCATTCCTTGGTTAAGCATGTTCATTAAGATAGTTGCTACTTCTTGAACAGGAAACTCCTCCATCTCCATAAAGAATTCTTTGAATGGTTTAATTTTTGGATTAGCAGATTTCGCAAACACCCAAAAAATTCTGTGAAAAAAAGTCATATCAAAATTGGTCAGGATGGATAGATCAATGTCACCAGTTTCGAGTTTTTCTTCCTCATTTAGGTGCTCAATCTTATCAAGAATTGACTGCGTACTCACCATTGAAAACAAGTCTTGAAAATAATCTTTACCAAACTGTTCTTTATAGGCAATCGGTGTATATGCATTAGTAGCCAATTCATAGGTCTTTCCTGAAATTGTAATACTATCTCTCATCTGTAACTCCTTTATTCACGAGGTTCAAAGACTTCCTTGAACCAATTCTGACGAATCTCATCACTTGTTTCTTCTGTCGTTTTGCGACGTACCACCTTATCAAGTGGACGGGGACTTGCCGTAAAGTTTAGCTCAACCTCATTAATATCTGAACCAGACTTTGTTTTTGATCCCATTGATGGACGTGATGCGTAACAGTAATACAAAACATGAAGCGTTTCTTTCTTATCTCCTTCAAAACGAAACATCAGAGCAAAATTCTTCTTTTCAGCATTTGCGATTTCAGAAATTGTTTTAGTTGTTGGATCTAATTTTTCTCCTAAGACACGAGTTAAAAATTCTTGAGTTAATAAGGCGAGCTTCAATGTTCCCTCATAACCATCATTTGATTCCGAAGTATAAAAGTTGATATTATCTGCCTTGTATGAACCTTTGTCACCAGTCGGTTCCAAGGTTAGTTCTGCTGCACCTCGTAATCGTTCAACCGTTCCATAAGTTAATGCGCCATTTGAAGCTTCAGTTGTAACTTCTGCCCAATGGACATCTTGTAGTCCGAATGTAACTTTATTTTTTTCAGTCATAACTATCCTCCGTTTAATGAAATGTAATATGTAATTTGATAGAGTTTTTCAGTTGAGATATAAGTCTCTACTTTGTCAAAAAAAATTGAATGACTATCAAATAAGTCATCCATCTTGGTTTCGATTTCTAAGTCCTTCTTTAAGGTATAGAGTTCCACTTGAAGATTAAGAGTCTTATGATAGCTCCAATTATCAGCTCCTGCATTTTCAGACTCCTTAACAAGATATACAATAAATGGCGGAACTGGACTTCTTCCTTCTTCAAAATGATGATAAGCTACTGGCAACTTTGTTTTTGTTAAAATGTTATAGAAATCTTTTAATGTCATTAAATCCTCACAATCTTTGTCTCAGCTTATCTTCAAGTGACTTAACAGCATTTTTTTCAACGATTTCAATATGTTTTTGCCCTTCTACTCGACCACCATTTTGTTTAGCGTGACCATTTTCTAGGAGATGAGTTAATCCTGGTGTTCGGTTGTGAATAGTCTTTGTTAAGCCTGTAGGACTGTCACTTGTGGACTTGCTTTTCCAACCTCGTGCATACTTACCAGTTTTTCGTGGAGATAAGAGTTTTAAGGTATCTACAGCACTGTCTGTTACTTCTTCCACTACCTCTCGCATTGTAGATGTCGTCTCTTTAATGTAATCCCCCAACTCTTGATCAATTACTTTTTCCAACTCATCCATTCCTATCCTGTTCATAGTCATTCTCCTTAGTTGCCACAATATAAATCAATTGCCTAGAAACGCTATCACCATCAATTGAATCTATCGTAAAGTAGGCGTCTCTGTACTTTATCCTAGCTTTTAATGAACTTAGATTTAGTACCGATTTGTCGTACCTTAGTGTAAATTGAATTTTGTTATAAAGGAGTCTAGACACACTCCCCTCATTTTCTGTCAAGGTCAATGGCCGACTAGAACACCATCTTTGGAAAACCGTGTTCCAAACTGAAGATTCATTTCCAATTTCATCAACCACAATTTTACGCACTTCAAATGTAAGACGGTCACGTAACGGAGCAATTTTCATCAAAAGATATCCTTCCTATCAGCTAATAGTAAGTGATATAACATTTGTTTTAACTCTTTATAATTAGCTGTTTCACGGTGTTCATAAAGATAGGCAACCCCATATAGGATTGCCATTCTTAGAACCTCACTGTAAGTATTCTGCCTTAATGTTTCTTCACAGAGTTTTTTACTTGTATCAATCAATTGCTTAATCAAGTCATCTTCATCTGTGTTTTCTACCTTAAGGTAAAGTTTTGCTTCTTCTAGACTTATCATGATTATTTTGCTTTCACAGTTAAAATTTTCACCGCTTCTGGTAACACTAATTTCCCATCAACACGTTGAGATGCAAGAAAACCAATTTGACCATTATTAGCATAAAGTTCATTAAGACGTTTAAAAGTACGTCCTTGGCGATCTGCAATCCAGTAATAAGAGAAATCACCAAATGCAATAGCTTTATTCCCCTGTTCAGGTAGAGGTGCAAAGGTAGATGTATAGTATGGACGGTTAAGAATTAAATCTGGTTGTCCAGCTTGTGTAGACGGTTGCCAAATGTAATTTCCGTTATTGTCTTTCAGTTTACGAATTGCTTTAACAGTTGTATCATGAAGAATCCACACTGCATTTTTTCGATAAGGAGCAGGAAGTGAATGATACAATTCAATCATGTCATCAAACGTAATGTCTTTAGTCGTCGTTGTAGGACCAGTAACATTTGCTTGCGTAAAGATTCCTGTTGGTTTCTTTGAGCCATCTCCAATAAGGAATGATTTCTCTTCTTCTGTACCAATACGTCGTGCAAACTCACTAGTCATATAGGATTCTAAATCAAATACTGAGTCATTTAACAATTCTTCTGAGATTCGAATAGCTGTTCCAATCTTATGCGAATCAAGTGTTACTTGACCAAATGTCTCATCAGTTTCAGGATAAAGTCCATTTTCATCCATCCACGACGCAGTTCCATGCCCTGTAACAACTGGAATCTTCCGCTCTCCACTTGATGTTTTAATGACGGTTGCTAGACTCCGGAAGAAATTCTCTTCTTGAAGACCTTGAACTAGTTTTTTCTCATACTCATCAGGTACTAAATGGCCACCCTCTGTATCTTCTCCAACACGAAGAACATCCTTAACATCAAAGAAGTTACGCTTACGGACATTCGTCCAAAAGGTTTTGGAATAGACATCAGACTTAGTTCCCTTCTTCTCATCTTCTACCTCGCTATCTTTTAAGACAGTGGTAGGCTGTCTTGTCAAAGCCTGAGAAGTTGGTTGAGCCAGTTCTAGATCAATCTTTTCTTGTCGTTCTAAGCGAGCAATTTCTTGATTATAGCGATTGATTTTACTTTCCATTTCATCATAGCGTTGAGAATCTTCTTCTGAGACTAAACCATCTTCAGTTCGCACTGAGTCTAGGAAAGTTTTTGCTTGTTCCCAAGCTTGATTTCGTTTTTCTTTTAATTCAAGTAATTTAGACATAGGTTAGTTTTCCTTTCATTAATTCAATAAATCTAATCGTTTTCTTAACTGATTGAGAGGTGTCGTTGGTAAAGGTTTAAAACCATCAATTTCGGCTTGAAGTTTAACAACAAGGTTATGATCTGCAGTGGCTCTACTAAATGAGTAACTGCTTAGTTCTAGTTCTTCTTTAGTTTCATCTTTACCGAATAAAATCTTGTCCGCAAAGCCAAGTTCAACTGCTTTTCTTGCATTAAACCATGATTCAGAATCCATTAAATGTGAGATTTTTGCCCTAGATAATCCTGTTCTTAACTCATAGGCATTCACAATGGATTCTTTGATTTCGCCCAACATTTCAATGACCTTTTCCATATCCTTTGCTTCACCTTGTGCAATCGTCCATGGATTGTGAATCATCATCATTGCAACAGGACTCATGGATACTGTTGTTCCAGCCATGGCAATGACACTAGCAGCACTAGCGGCAAGGCCATCAATTATGACATCCACATTTCCTTTGTAATCCATCAGCATGTTATATATTTGTGCTGCGGCAAAAACATCACCCCCTGGACTATTAATCCAGAGGGTGATATCACCTTTTCCTGCATTTAAATCATTTTTAAAGAGTTGTGGAGTAACTTCATCTCCAAACCATGTTTCATCCGCAATCTGTCCTTCAATACGAAGAGTACGAATATTCCCTTCGTCTGAAAAACTCCAAAATTTACGCATCTTCTTCCTCCTTTGGTTTTTCTTGAGGTTGTTCAATTACCTGTTTTGTCATAAAACCACCAGCATCTTTTAATTTAGTCATATTTCCGTTAATCAAATAAAGGTTTCCTCCCTCTTCATCTGTTAAAAGATTTAAATCTTCAAGTTCTCGAATATCATTTGTAGATAACCAGCCATTCTGTCTTGCAATAGCATACCCACTCATACGACTTTGATAATCTCCACGTAATAAACCATCTACATTGAACTTAACAAAGTACTTCTTCTTTTCTTCAGGTAAAAAAAGAGACCTCTTGAAGGCCTGTTCTAAACGAACTACCCAAGGGTCTAATGTGTATTTTACAAACTCTAGTGATTGTTGCTCGATATTTGAAAATGAAGATTTTTCTAAATCACCAATCATATGTGGTGGTATCCTATACAAACGTGCAATCTCATTGATTTGAAACTTCCTAGTCTGTAAGAATTGTGCTTCTTCTGGTGGAATACCTATTTGAGTGTACTTCATCCCTTCTTCTAGAACTGCAACTTTATGTGCATTTGTTACACCGTTATAAACCGCATTCCAAGAATCACGTACTCTTTTTGGATCCTTCAAAATCCCTGGATGTTCCAATACACCACCTGGATTTGCACCATTTTTAAAGAATGATGCTCCGTAATTCTCTGTAGCCAAAGTCATCCCAATTGCGTTCTTTGCTAATGCGATGGGAGAATAACCAATCAATCCATCAAAACCAAGACCTGGAATGTGAAGGACATCTTCTTGTTTTAAAATAACACTGCCTTTATCCTTGAAATTTGGATTTTCTTCGGTCTGACGTTGATATTTGTAGTAAAGTTTCCCATTTTCATCACGGTGTACTGACATTTTATCTGGTAATAAGGGATACAAACTGATAACCTGACCGCTCTTATCCCTTATGATTTGAATATAGGCATTTCCCCATATCAAAAGATGAGTCATCAAAGTTTCACGAAAGACAAAAGAAGACATCTCTGGATTTGGTTCATCATGAAGTAAGAAATATAGAGGGTGTTCAAATTTTTTCTCCCTCCCATTAGATGTTCTTTCATAAATGTGAATGGGTAGAGAGGCGACAGCTTCAGCTAATATTCTCACACAAGCATAAACAGCTGTAGTCTGCATGGCCTTAAACTCATCCACATTCTCCCCACTGCTAGTTCGTCCAAAGAGATAGGAAAAGTCCTGTCCCTCATAGCTATTATGCGGTTTATCTCGTGATCTTTTTCTTCCAATAAATTCTAAAAATCCCATCTAATCCTCCATTTTTGAGTACAATAAAAGCACCTCTTTTGTGAGATGCTCTACGAATTAAAATTGAATTTACTTATTGAATAACTTAGCCCAATTCTGCTTGGAATTTAAAATTCTGGAGACATAAACCTCATATTTGTCGATATAATAAAAAGCTAAGTAATTTTCAATTGGCATATATCGATAACGTTTTCCGTCATCTGTTAATTCACCATAACCTCGACTCGACACCAAAGGACATGCTTCTGGAAAGGTTTCTAAAGTTTCTAGTGCCGTTAGAATAAGATCTAGTTTACTATCTGCAGATTGTTGGCTGTAAAAATTCAGTACAATATAATCATGTATTTCTCTCAAGTCTTTCTTAGCTTGATCCGTAAGAGAAACATGGTAACGTTTATGATTACTCAAGTCCAAATTCCTTTCTTACATCTGCTAAAGACGTTAGTTTACCTTGCTCAATTTCTTGATGGCCCAACAAGATTTCCTTTTTCAAGTCTTCAAAAGCAACCTGATATTGAGTCTCTTGTGAATCACTAAATACGAACTCTTTGGGATCAACCGCACCTGTCGCAATTTTACGAAGTGCAGCATTAAAAATATCTGACAGGGTTAACTTTTCATCAGCTAAGATTTCTTTTGTTTGTTGGTAAAAAGTCGAATCTGCTCTAAAATTAACAGGTTGAGTACTTGCCATGATTAATACCTCTTTGTAAAGATGTTTTGTAAATACATTGTATCATCTTTAGATTTAAAATTCAACTAAAAGCTTAGTATTCCTCGCTCATCATAAATACTACTATCATTATTTTGGTGTCTAATACATCTATCAATCCCCATTATAAGAGCAACAATTCCATCGATTTTTTCAATTGATTTCTCTTTATCTGGCTTGATATTGCCTGCAGGGTCTTGGCGCATAACTACGTTTTGCGACATCCATTTTAAAACAGGTTGTCCTCCGTGTTGTATACGACCTTCCATCATAAGTTTGAATAATTCCTTTGACGGTGGACTCATATCCTTGTACCCCTGACCAAAAGGAATCATCGTCAGCCCCATATCTTCTAGATTCTGCACCATTTGCGTTGCATTCCATCTATCATAGGCGATTTCTTTTATATTGTAAAGCTTTGATAATTCCTCAATGAACTTCTCTATAAAGCCATAATGAACTACATTACCTTCTGTCGTCTTGAGATAACCTTGCCTTTCCCATACATCATACAAAACATGATCCCTACGACAACGAAGTTCAAAAGTATCTTTTGGTAACCAGAAATAGGGTAGAATGATGTAATTTTCTAGTTCATTCCTAGGTGGAAAAACTAAAACAAAGGCTGTGATATCGGATGTACTTGACAAGTCTAGTCCTGCATAACACTCACGACCTTTCAAACTTTCAAAATTGATTGGGGTATCCCCTTTGTTGTATACATGTTCTGGAATCCAAGCAACCGTAGAATTTGTCCACATATTTAGTCGTAGTTGCTTGAATACATTTTCTTCAGCAGGATTATCAAGTGCTTGTTTATAGGCTTCTCTGACGCGGTCTAAGCCAATGGTATGACCTAATGACGGATTAGCTTTTAACCAATTACTTTCGTCATTCCAGTCCTCTTCATCAGATAAACCATAAACGACAGGATAAAAAGATGTATCATTCTTTCTGCCCTTTAAAATATCAAGTGCTTTTGTGTGTAACTCGTAACAAATTGAATTCTTATCTGTTCCTGCAGTAGTAATGATAAAGAATAAGGGTTGTTCTCGTGCATCCCCTGAACCTTTAGTTAAGACATCATAGAGGTGGCGATTGGGCTGTGCATGAATTTCATCAAATACGAGTCCTGAAACGTTGAGACCATGTTTTGTACCTGTCTCGGCGGACAAAACTTGATAAAAACCTACATTAGAGTAGTTAACAATTCGTTTCGTAGCACCCATTATTTTTGAACGTTTCTCTAAAGGTCGACTCATTAGTACCATTTGTTTTGCTACATCGAATACAATAGAGGCTTGATTTCGGTCACATGCAGCACCATAAACTTCTGCACTTGCTTCATTATCTGCATAAAGTAGATAAAGAGCAATTGCTGCTGCTAGTTCACTCTTCCCATTCTTTTTTGGAATTTCAATATAAGCAGTTAGAAATTGTCTATTCCCATCTTCTTTAACAATCCCAAATATATCTCGTACTATCTGTTCCTGCCAAGGTAAAAGTATAAACTTCTGACCTGCCCATTTTCCTTTAGTATGACAAAGGTTTTGAATAAAAGTCACTGCTCTATCAGCCTTACTTTTATCATAATGTGATGTAGCTAGCATAAAAGGAGTTGGTTCATAATGAAAAGTCATAGTAAACCTCCCAACAAATCTTCCATTTCGTCACCGTTACCAACCTTTGAATCCATAGTAGCTAAACGATTCCTAGCGGATGGGGTTAGACCAAATTGTTCACAAAACTTCAGCATGATTTTTAAATTAGTTTGACTAATTGAAACTTGTGGAACTTGCTGTAAATACCCATTTGGTGTCTTTAAGATAGAACCATGTTTTGATAAAAACTCCTCTGCTTCTTTCCAACGTGCGTAAGCTTGACAATAACCTGCAAATGCGGTCATATCCATTTCCGTCAGTAATCCCATTTGTTCCAATATTTTTCCCATCCGCTTCCATTCCCTCTTAGCATCTTCTTCAAGCCACTGGGGGCAACGTGGAGCCTTCTTTTGAGGTTTTACTTCATTCGTTGGGAGAGGTCGTTTACCAGGATTACCTTCTAGAACTTTTAAATTTGTAGTTTTCGGTTTACGTCCTCTAATTGCCACTAATTCACCTCCTAAAATAAAAAGAACTCAGATTGAGTTCCAAATTATAATTTATTGTATGTATCCACTATTTCTTGATAGATAATTTTATCAAAATCATCCATTCGGTCAGTGATTTTACCATATTCATAATGAAAAACTATTTCTTTATTTCGTTTAATTTTTAGGATTGCTATCCAAGCGCCATCAATATGTCGATCATAGGTACTAAATTCCCTAAGAAACTCAATATGATAGTGCCGACCATTGAATTCTCTAGTTATCATTTCCCACATAACTATCCCAATTTCATTATTTTATCAATTCCGTAAAGTACATTTAAACTTTGTCCGTTATCCCAACTTACTAAAATTGAACCAATATCATCAACACCAATTACTGTACCGAGAGTACCTATAGGTGGCGCAAATGGATCCTCCATTTCGAGTAATTTGACTCGAGTTCCATTGGGATACAATGATTTCAAAGTCTTTACTTTTAAGTCATCCATAATACAACCTCTTCTCTTTTGTTTAGTACATATTAACTCTAAAGTTCATTTTTATCCAGTTATTTCTGATGATATTTTTGAAGATAATATGGCACAACCAATAGCATACACAACTGGTACTGTGACTCCGTTTCCCGCTTGTTTATAAAGTTGTGCATCTGAATTTACAGCTTTTGCCTTTTCAAATAAGTCATCACTGAAACCTTGAAGTCTAAAACACTCTTTTGGAGTTAGTCTTCTAATTTTGACAACACGACCATTCCAAACTACTGCTCCCATCTGGCAGCTACATGAAAGGTTGTGAGCTATGCCTTTCCCTACTCTTGCCCTTCTCGTTAATGAACTTGGATAAGAAAGATCAACCGAGTCACCAACCTCCGCCAATTGGAAACCTTGCTTTGTTCCGTTTCTAACTTTGATACCTTGTGTCAAAATTGCTTGAACCTCAAGTACTCCAGAGTTCATAGCTGTACGCTTTGTCGCTCCAGCAGTGTAACGAGCAGTTATACATCTTGCTTCTTCAGTTAGCTTTGGTTCAGTTAGTGATTGGTCAATCAGATATAGACCTGTCTTAGCTCCTAGTCCACCACCCTCTCCAACAAGAGTTGTTGCAATACCACTAGGGTCATAGACACGGTAGCTTTGCATACCGCCTACAAGTTGCTTAAGATGGCTACTGCTTTCTCTGCTGATAGGTAGTACTTGTCGTCGACCTTTTCTTCTAAGATGTCCGATAGTATAGATGCGTTCTCTGTTTTGGGGTACTCCGTAATCTTTTGAGTTGAACACTTGCCATTCAAGGTCGTACCCTGATTCATCCAAGATAGAGAGATAGTCGAGATAATCTCGTCCCCCACCACTTGATAAAAATCCTTTAACATTTTCAAGGAGAACCCATTCGGGTTTATCTTCTTCTTTTTGGCTTTTGATGAGTTCAACAAATGTAAAAAAGAGTCCACTTCGCTCACCGTATAGGCCGGCTCGTTTCCCTGCGATAGACACATTTTGACAAGGGCTTCCCGCACACCAGAGATCTGCTTTTGGTAATCGTGTTGGATCGATTGTTGTGATATCGTCATGAAACCATTCTCCTTTCGTATCATACATTGCTTCATAAGACTTTCGTGCAAACTTATCTTTTTCACAAAATCCTATACACTTCATTCCTGCTAATTCTAGCCCATGTCGAAAGCCACCAACTCCGGAAAAGAAATCTAGAAATGTTAGTGTCATACTTGTTCCTCCAACTCCTTTAACACTTGGTTATAAGTTAAAACCTCATGATTACGTTGTACAGTTACTTCAGTATCTCCTGTAACTTCTATATAGCGTTTAACAATGACATCCACAAACTTTTCATCCAGTTCGATTCCATAACAAACACGTCCAGTCTGATCTGCAGCTATTAAAGTAGAACCAGAACCTAAAAATGGATCTAGAACTATTGTTCCACGCATAGAAGAGTTTTGAATAGGGTAAGCCATAAGTTGAATTGGTTTCATGGTTGGGTGGTCTTTACTAGACTTAGGACGGTCATATTCCCAAATGGTAGTTTGCTTCCGATCACTAAACCATTGATGCTTTCCTTTTTTCTTCCACCCATATAAACAAGGTTCATGTTGCCATTGATATGGGCTACGACCTAATACAAGTGAGTTCTTTTTCCAGATGCAACACCCACTCAAATAGAAACCAGCATCTTTAAAAGCTTTACGGAAGTTGAGTCCTTCCGTATCTGCATGAAAAACATAGATAGACGCATCATCTTCCATGTGATTTTCTACTTGAGTAAACATAGAAAGGAGAAATTGATAGAAGTCTCCGTCAGACATATTATCATTTAGGATTTTCCCAGCCGTCTCTTCAACGTCCACATTATAAGGTGGGTCCGTTACTACTAAATTAGCTTTCCTATCATCTAGCAACTGCTTATAGGTTTCAGCTTTTGTAGAATCACCACAAATGACTCTATGTTTTCCCAATTGCCAAATGTCCCCATGTCTTGATAACGTTGGTTTCTTCAATTCTTCTTCCACATCAAACTCATCTTCAGACAACTCCTTGTCATGGACATTGGAGAGGATGTCATCAATCTCTGGTGGCTCAAAACCAGTAAGGTCTAGATTGAAATCAGACTCCTGTAAATCTAAAAGTAAGTCAGCTAAGAGAGCTTCATCCCATTGACCTGTAATCTTATTGAGTGCAATGTTCAAAGCTTTCTCATCTTCTTTGGGTAAATCAACGATGACGCACTTAGCAGTTTCATAGTCTAAGTCTTTAAGAACTGTCAAGCGTTGATGACCACCAATTACAGTTAAATCTTCATTGACAATAATAGGGTCAACATATCCAAACTTAAGAAGCGACTGTTTAATTTTTTCATATTCTTTATCCCCTTTTTTCAGTTTCTTTCGAGGATTATAAGCTGCAGGCTTTAATTCTTTCAGAGGAAGTTCTTTTATTTCCATTGTTGGTTGGTTCGTCATTTTAGACTCCTTTGTAAAATCTTATCTGTATGTAGCAGGCATGGCTACAATACTTTCTATTGGGATTGGCATAAGATAAAAATGACCTACCACAACACTGGCAAGTCATTTCTTCATATGCAGTTTGTTCCTTATCATGCTCCTCTTGATGATTTTTCCACCAATTTATTCTGCACCTATCTGAACAAAATTTCTTCGGTCGTCCAGTTTTATTAGGAACCATAGGTTGAAAACATTGAGGACAGTTTGTACCATCTTGAACTCGTTTCTCAACCATCAAATACGGTAATGTTCCTTGTCCCTTTAACTCAGGATGTCTTTTACAATACTTCTTAACAGAGTCTTTAGATAAACCAATTACTTTAGCAACTTCACCGTATCCTAAGCCATTTTTTCTAAGTAACCAAATTTGTTCTCGTTGAAAGTTATTCATACCTGTTCCTCACTTTTATACTAAAAAATAAGGTTATTTTCGTACCTAAATTTAAACAAATTTACGAAAATAACACTCACTTAATTCTATATTCTTACTGGATTCTTTACTATTTTGAATTAATTTTTATATCCCACCCTATCAATTTTGCGAAATTTTACGTTTAAGGGGGCGTCGGTCTTTTACGGACAAGGATTTAGAGATTTTATCCCCCCTACCCCAAATTATAAAAGAGAGATATTTTTAGAACGTAACTACAATATTAAAACCGATAGGTATATTCCACATATAGGTCCGTTGTCTTGGTCTTTCTATCATGACATGATTTACAGAGAGCTTGCCAGTTAGATTGATTCCAAAAGAGTTCTTGGTCACCTCGGTGGGGAGTGATATGATCAACCACTGTTGCCTTGGTCAGTCGACCTACTCTTTGACAGTAAACACAGAGAGGATTGAGCTTTAAGTAACGAATCCGCGCCTTATTCCACCGTGAATTGTAACCTTTAGCTTTGGTTGTCTTGGCGTCAAGTGCGTGATTAGTCTTGTGGTCATCGCAGTACTTGTTTCCATAGGTCACAAGGTTTGGACAACCATTCTGCTTGCAGGGAGTTCTTGGTCTACGTGGCATCTTACTGCTCCCAAGGAAGAGTTGGTTTCGTAAAATGTCCAAAACATGTAGATTTAGTGTAGTCTACGTTTAGAAGATCCAACTCCTTGATAATCCCTTTCGGTGTTAAATCGTACCGTTCTTTAATCATTCCTACCAACTGTTTGCTCGTATAGTTACTTGTTCCAAATGTTTCCACATGAATAGAAACCGGTTCTGCGACCCCTATAGCGTATGCTAATTGAACTTCGCATCGTTTAGCATATCCTTCACGAACGATGTCTTTTGCAATCTTACGTGCCATATAAGCTCCTGAGCGATCCACTTTACTTGGATCCTTTCCTGAAAATGCACCACCACCATGATGGGCAAATCCACCATAAGTATCAGCGATAATTTTTCTTCCAGTAACTCCAGCATCTGCATAAGAACCACCAAGAACGAAACGACCAGTAGGATTCACTAAAACATTAAAATCAAGGTTTTGTTTATACTGTTTTGCAACTTTTATCATAGATTCTTTAACAATTACTCTTAGATTCTCAATTGTCATTTCATCACTATGCTGAATTGATACTAAGAATGTTGTAATTCTTTTATTGTCATAATCATAAGAAACCTGTGCCTTAGCATCTTTCCCTAAGAGCGGATGCTGAAGTTCCATAAGATTCTCAAGAACACGAGTTGCTAAAACGTAGGGTAGCGGCAAGTATTCTTCAGTTTCATCAGTTGCATAGCCATACATCATTCCTTGATCTCCAGCGCCACCTGTATCAACCCCTTGAGAAATATCATCACTTTGTAATCCGATAAGATTTGTCACAATGATATTTTTCATTCCTAGGGGTTTAACGACATTTCGAACAACAGTGTTTAAATCAAATAAGGCTGTTGTTTTCATTTCACCAGCAACCACTATATGATTATCTTTGATAAGGGTTTCTACTGCAACCCTGCTATTCTTATCTTGTTCTAAACATACTGTTAGAACAGCATCTGAAATCTGGTCACAAATTTTATCTGGATGGCCATTAGATACTTGTTCACTCGTAATAATCATTCTTTCCTCCACGCAAAAAGCCTCCCCATTTGGGTAAGGCTCTGTTTTTTTTATTTTGCTTTTCTACCTGCTTCATAGGCTTGTTCAAGCATTTCTTTCAATGCCCAAACGCTGATGTCATAAAAGTCAAGGCTGTCGCTATTCCTTGTTTCTAGCGTTTCAGCGCCAATTCTATTTTTTGCGATTTTTGTTAAAACATCTTCTTTTTTCATGGTTTTATCCTCTTTCTTTTTTGTTGTAACTATATTACCTCTAAGAGCGGGATATATCCAGTCGTTTGTGCATTATTTTAAAGATATTTTTAAACTATTAAAGCTTTCAAAACCACTTCAAGTATAGCTTCCTTTTCATCAGATTCTGGGTATATATCCCATCCTCTGTCATAAGAAATGATAGTCTTTTCAGCAACATCAACCTCTAATTTGAATACACATCCTAAATCAATACCTACATCTGAAGGTTGGTCACTGACTTTTGCTATGTAATCAACTATTTGTCCGTGATATTGAATCTGCCCTCTGGTCCACATGGTTATTCTCCTCTTATTTTTCTAGGTGTATATTACCGTAGAACCAGGATTTTATCCAGTAAAATTAGCAGATTTTCTATCTTTTTTGACATCTTAAGTATAACACAGTCATTTTTAAAAAGCAGTACCATCTTAGTAACAGGGTAGTAACAGGGTAGTAACAGGGTAGTACCACCTTAGTAACACCCTAGTATCATTATCCATTTATACTCAAGGTTTTACCAGCAAAACGGTAATATTCTTTTACTTGTCTTAAGGCTTTTTGTCTATATCGACTAACTGTCATTCTAGAAACATTATGTTTAGGTAGTAACTCATCCCATGTCAATCCAACTAAGACTAAATCAACTACTACATCCCTCATAATTTCATCAACAGAAGAAACAGCAAGTTCAAAAAAATCGAGATCAGTTTTTAAATGACAGTACTTTTCAAACAGTGACTCCTGATATTCTTTTTCCTCTGCTAAGAACTTATCATGAAAAGATAGAGCCATATTTTCTGTTCTAACATTAGTTTTACTCGTTTTAACACGTTCTTCATTTGTCTGTCTAGTAGCAAGAGAGTATAGAAAAGCATCTTCTGAAATGGGTTTATAGTTTTCAATCAAGTTCTTTGCAATTGTTAAATCTCTTTTTGCATCTTGATAGTGTTGAAAATAGTAGTCTACTTTATCCATATCAACCTCCTACTTGTGCTTTTACTGCTTCAATCAAACGTGATTGTTGTGCGTCCTTGACAGTTAAAGCTTTTAGAATATCAGCATCAATTGTACCTTCCGTTACAATGTGCTGAATAATCACTGTGTTTGCTTGTTGACCTTGTCTCCAAAGTCGAGCATTAGTTTGTTGGTAAAGTTCAAGAGACCAAGTTAACCCAAACCACACTAAGTGATGACCTCCCTTTTGTAAATTTAAACCATGTCCTGCACTAGCTGGATGCAATAAACCAACAGTGATATTCCCTTTATTCCATTCATGAATATCAGTTTCACTTTTAAGAACTGTACTTTGAATCCTAAGTTTGTTCAATCGTTCTTGAATACGAAGTAAATCATGTTTGAACCAATAAGCGACCAGAACTGGTTCTCCATTTGCTGCTTCAATAATATCTTCAAGTGCATCAAGTTTTTGATCATGTAACTTGATAATTTTATGATCGTCAGAATAAACTGCACCATTTGCCATTTGAACCAGTTTATTGGATAAGCTAGCAGCATTTGCTGCTGTTACTTCAATTTCGTTAGAATCAGAAATAACAGATTCCTTTTTAAACTCTTTATATCTTTTTGCTTCTGCGTTTGTGAGATGGACTGATTTTTTCGTTGAGATTAATGTCGGCATTTGTAGATAATCCATTGCTTTCATAGAAATAGTGATGTCATCAATCTTGTCAAAGATTTGACACTCTGCATAGTCCATTGGAATATATTCATAAACGACATTTCCATTTCTGCGGCCCTCTCTAAAATAACGACTTCGGTATTCTCCAATAAAACGACCCAAACGGACACCACCATCTATGACTTTGAACTCCGCAAACAAATCCATCAATCCGTTGGAACTCGGTGTGCCTGTTAAACCTACCACTCGTTTCATGTAGGGGCGCATGGCCATAAAAGCTTTAAAACGTTTTGATTGCGATGATTTGAATGAACTTAATTCATCAATGACAATCATATCCCACTTGAAATGCGGATGACACTCTTCAACTAACCAAGGGAGATTTTCACGGTTGACGATGTAGATATCCGCATCTTTTTGGAGTGCTTCTTGTCGTTGTTTAGGAGTACCTACAATTCTTGAATATCTCAAATGAGACAGTTCTTGCCACTGCTCTATTTCATCACTCCATACTGTATTTGCGACTCTAAGCGGAGCAATTACCAAGACCTTTGAGACCTCATAGCGGTCAAACATTAGTTCTTTAATCGCTGACAAGGTGGTAGCTGTTTTTCCCATCCCCATGTCTAAAATGACTGCTGCATAAGGAGTTTTTATGATGAAGTCTTTGGTGACTTCTTGATAGTCATGCAGTTTCAATTTCATCTAATATCCCCTCAATATCTTTCTTATTATCTAAAACATAGACTCGAAATCCTAAATGTTCAAATAACTTATGCCGTGACACCTGCAAAGCTCTAGGATGTTGATTAGGTGCTTTTACTTCCACCAAACCAAACTTGCCATTGGGTAAGAATACCAATCGGTCAGGTACTCCTGAAAAGGAAGGTGATACCCACTTTGGACAGATACCACCACGCTTTAAAACCTCGCTTGCTAACTTTTGTTCTATCACTTTTTCTCTCATACTTGTCCTCTCATCAGATTTAAATGGTGGAGGTCTAATGAGGTCATATCCTAAACTTTCCTTATATACTTTTTCTTAGTTATATTTCCTATAGAGATAGTTTTAGAAAAGACCATCATTGACTTACACTAAACAAAGAAATGGAAGTCGTGGAACTTAATCCATAAACTTTTTGACCATACTTCACAAATTATTTTTCACTGAATACTTCAACGACTTACACTCAAAAAATACTTCATTTAAAATCTACTGGTGATACAGCCTCACTGTGTAAGTCATTAGTTTAGAAAGTCATCGTCGTCAGCTTTTAACGATAACCCCATAATAAAATTCCCTTTATTAGTTCGTTTTCGTTCATAACCAGCTTGATTAAGTGCAGCATAGAAATCAGTTGTACTTCGTGTGTATTCTAAATTTTGAAGGCAATATGCACGATACTTACTGTACAATTCTCCTGATTTCTCACTTAATTTTTCACCCACGACACAACTTTCATTGATGAAATGCCCCAACCAGTCATTAGCTTCACGGTAGGATTTGACAGAATTTATTACTGCTTTTGGAACTGATGTTTTAAAATTTGCTTTGATGGCTTTTTCCGCTCCTTCAATAATCCACGATAAAATTGCTGACCCAGCGTTATCGTACAGATAATCCGCAAAATTCTTGATATCTGAACGACCACTAATTTTGGCATTAAATGGAATAACAACCAAACGTCGCCAAGTTCCATCATCGTTCGCTCCAACTTTTGGTAAATGATTCGTATAAAGTACCAGCGTATGAGATGGAACAAAATGAAATGGATCCTTATACTTCTTTTCTGCTTGAATTTCGTCAGTTGAGGTAATCTGCTTCACAACTGCAGTATTCAATCTCATTACTTCTGCCATTTCAGAAGCAATAACAAGACGTTTCCCTTTTAACTCAGCAAGTTCTGGACTTACATTTCGTTTATTATTCATGGTTAAAGCATCTGCAGATAATTTGCCAGAATAGCTTCCGAGTACCCTTGCAATTGTATTCCAAAAGGTTGATTTCCCATTTGCTCCTCCGCCATAAGCGATAATCATATGTTCTTGATAGACTTTTCCGATTGCTGTCATACCGATGATTTCCTGTACATAATCAATCAACTCCTGGTCATTACAGAAAAAAGTAGCTAAAGTTTCCTTCCATAATCCCAAGCCTTCATCACCTGGAGAAACAGTGGTTATCTTAGTGATGTAGTCTTTTGGGTCATGTTCATGGTAATCCCTAAGTCCATTACTTAAGTTGTAGGTAGCGTTAGGAGTATTGAGCAACATATCGTCCTTATCAAGTTCTGATAAATCAATGGCTAGCATTGGTTTTGCAGTATTATGAGTCGCAGTAATATAGCGATAATCTCTTCGCTTCATAACAAACTGATAATAAGATTTTGAGGAAAGATAAATAGAATGAAGTTTTTGTTGAATCGGTGTTTCAATCACTTTAGCAAGAGCTTTACCACCTTCACGAACTACTGATTCATCAATCCCGGAGTTGACTAACTCTATAACGGACTTTTCGTATTGTTCCAGAGCATCTGCTAGTTGAAAGTCCATAAACTCAAGAACCTTTCCTATGGCCAATTGTTTATCTTCTTTCCAATACTGACCATTAAAAGTTAAATAGTCTGTCGCATTTGTATAAGCTAACACATCACCATACTCTCTAGCTAATACTCCAGCTTCTCCGATATCAGAAAAATCATCCGGTTTTAAAGAAGGCCGATTAAAGGTATCTGGCGAAACATAATCATCTGAATCTTTAATAGTCTTATTGTAAAATCGAACCGCGCTTCCCCAGATTGTGTCTAGTTCAGATTTCTCTAATGGCGGTTCACATCTAGATGCCTGCTCATCAAAACCACTTCTTGCTTCTTGTGTAACTCCTAATCTTTTAAGAATTTTAGCCGCAAAAACTGACATGGTTGAATTTCGACTTCCCTCAGCGATAGGTCCTTTAGGTGGTCTATAAAAGTCAGCATCAAAATCTTCTTCTACTTCTTGAAGTAAATCTTCGTCGATAGTCATCCATGAATCATTCCATATGACTTTTGCATTCGGATTGCCAAAGAAAAACCTTGCAGCATCTTTTGCGTTATCGTCAAAAAATTGATACCTATTCGTGAGCTCTTCTTTCATAGCTACATAAGCTTCCCTATCGTTTGTTTCTTTAATTGGGAAATAAATATGAAACTTTGGACGTGCTATCATTGCACCCTTAGACAACATATGATTTCGGCTAGTAACCAAAGCAAAGTCATAATCAATAAAGATTTCTTTAATGTTCTCTTCTGTAACCCACTCGTTAGGGTTGTCTGTCTTGTCATTATCAATATCCATGACAATAACATTTGATTTTATAAAATTTGAGTTTGAACGAGTGTGATTGGTAAACTCTGCACCTACATGATCGTATTGAACTGCATTCAATAATGATTTATCATCTGTTATTCTGACTTTAATGGGATATACAGTACTTGTTTGGATACCTGTCTTTCCAGAATGACATAACGAAAATTGCATCCGCAACTCCTCCTTAATCTGCTAAAAAATCGAGAACCTATTTCTCTTTCTATCTTTATAGGTAAAATTTGCATGCTTTTTTCCGGTTCAGTAGAAATTTATTTCAAAAAAAAATACTCTTCCTTTATATGCCAAAGGGAGAGTTTTCTTTGTTTTAAATTTTTTATTAATTTTTGAAAAAACCGGAATTCAATCATCGCATTTTACCTATACAGGTGTAAGAATTAGAAATCGAATAGAAAAATATTTTTGAAATCCGGAAATTCTAAAGTGATTCTTACCTATAAAGATAGGAGGATGTGAAATGACAAAAGAACAATTGATTGAACACGATGAACAATTAGTAGATACACTAACTGCCATCAGTGTTATCTCAAAACAACTAGCTAAAAAAATCAAGGAGGACGAACAATATGAGCAAAATGAAACAACTGAATGACTTATTAAATGAAATGAAGGAATCAGCAAAGTGCCAGTTAAGAATTATAGAAGAGTTTCAAGAACTACTGTCTGAGGAAAACACTTCTTCAAGTCACGAAAAAGTTATGGAAGAACCAAGACATGTTACTCTTGAAGAATTACGTGGTGTGCTTGCTACAAAAGCTAGTGAAGGATTTAAAGATGAGATTCGAGCTTTGCTAAAAGCTTATGGTGCTGATTCACTTTCAAAATTAGATCCTAAAAACTACTCAGCTTTGATGGAAGAGGCTGGAGGTATTGGTATTGACTAATCATGCTGTATTATCCGCTTCTGCTTCTCATCGATGGCTAAATTGTCCACCATCAGTAAGATTAACCGAAAAACTAGAAGATAAAGTATCAACGTATGCTTTGGAAGGAACAGACGCCCATGAGTTGTGTGCCTATTTAGTTGAAACTGCACTTGGACGTAAGGCGCGTGATCCTACTGAAAACTTAACTTTCTATAACGAGGAAATGCAACATTGCGCAGAAGAATATCGGAACTATGTAGTTGAACAGATAGAAATTGCAAAAACATATTCTAGAGATCCAACCGTTCTTGTTGAACAGCGACTAGATTTCTCAAAATGGGTTCCAGAAGGTTTTGGTACAGGAGACTGTATTATTGTAGCTGATGGTTTACTCCAAATCATCGATTATAAACACGGTCTCGGTGTGCTGGTTGATGCTGATCATAACCCCCAAATGATGTGCTATGCTTTAGGTGCTTTAGAAATGTTTGAAGACTTATACAGTTTTGATAAAGTGACAATGACTATTTTCCAACCACGAAAGAATAATGTCTCAACATTTGAAATGGACAAAGAAAAACTACCACACTGGGCTGAAACTGAACTAGCTCCTAAAGCTGAACTAGCTTTCAGAGGTGAAGGAGAAATGAAATCAGGAAAACACTGCCAGTTCTGCAAAATAAAAAGCATCTGCCGCAAACGTGCAGAAGATAATCTAGAACTTGCCAAGATGGAATTTGCTGATCCTGCTACTCTCAGTAATAAAGATATATCGGAGATTTTACCAAAAATTGAACTATTGATAACATGGGCTAACGATGTTAGAAATCATGCTTTAAATCTAGCTACAAATGGCCATACAATCCCAGGTTACAAGCTAATTGAAGGACGTTCTATTCGAAAATTCTCAGATGAAAATAAAGTAATTCAAACAGTAACTGATGCAGGATTTGACCCCTATGAAAAGAAATTACTGAACATTACTGGGATGACTAAATTGCTTGGAAAGCAAGCCTTTAATGAGCTTCTTGGTAATCTAATTATTAAACCAAATGGAAAACCTACACTCGTTCCAATTGATGATAATCGTCAAGAAATGAACCTAGCAAAAACAGATTTTATAGAGGACTAAACTTATGACAACAAAAGTAATTACAGGAAAAGATACACGTTTTAGTTATTTAAACGCTAATGAACCAAAAGCTATTAATGGTGGTAAACCAAAGTATAGCGTGTCACTCATCATTTCAAAAAATGATGTTCAAACTATTGATAAAATTAAAGCAGCAATTGAACAAGCCTATAAAGAAGGTGAATCTAAACTAAAAGGGAACGGAAAATCTGTTCCATCATTAGAAGTATTGAAAACACCACTACGAGATGGCGACCTGGAACGTCCTGATGATGAAGCCTATCGCAATGCCTACTTCGTGAATGCGAACTCTCCACATAAACCTGGTATTGTTGATGCTAACCGTCAAGAAATTATTGATACTTCAGAGTTATATTCCGGTATCTATGGACGTGCCAGCATCTCCTTCTACGCTTTCAATTCAAACGGAAATAAGGGAATTGCTTGCGGTCTTAATAACCTGCAAAAATTGCGAGATGGTGAACCTCTGGGAGGTCGTACAAGTGCTGAAGATGACTTCGCTACAGACGATGATGATTTCTTAAACTAAGAAAGGAGATAAGGAAGATGATTTTTTCAATTTTTATGACTATCTTAATGGCAGTTTGGCTATTCACTGGACTATATGCTGCATTTATGACAATTCGAGATGATATCCGATCAGAAAAAGAGAGAAAACAAAAAATGGTGAATACAAATGACAATAATTGAATTTCTATGGACTGTTGCATCTTGTCTTACAATCGCTTTACTCAGCCATCTTTTATATGTTAGTATTCGCAATGACATCAGATATGAGAGAGAACGATTCTTTAGTCGCAGAAATAGACACTAAAACATGGTGGCGGTTCTTCCTGCCACCTTTTTAAGAAAGGATGAATTATGCAAATTAAAGAACTATCAGTAGACATAGAAACTTATTGTGATGTAGACCTACGGAAAACTGGAGTCTATCGATATGCGGAAGATGAATCTTTTGAAATCCTTCTTATAGCAGTATCTATCAATAATTCTCCTGTTATTGTTTATGATCTAACTAAGGATAAACTTCCAAATCTTATCCTACAAGCCTTAATTGATGATACAATCATTAAATGGGCTTTCAACGCAACATTTGAACGCATTTGTCTATCTAATTGGATTAAGAAACATTACCCTACCTTACTTAACGAGAACTTTTTATCTCCAAACTCTTGGCGATGTAGCATGATTTGGTCTGCTTATTTGGGATTGCCTTTGTCACTTGAAGGTGTGGGTACGATTCTTAAACTTAGTGAACAAAAACTAAAAGTTGGGAGTGAATTAATTCGCTACTTCTGCCTTCCTTGTAAACCCACAAAAATAAATGGTGGTCGAACACGTAATTATGAAAATCACGCGCCAGAGAAATGGAAAAATTTCATCGAGTATAATAAACGAGATGTAGAAGTTGAACTAGCAATCAAAAAAAGGTTGCAAAACTTCCCAGTTCCTGACTTTGTATGGGATGAGTACCACCTTGATCAGAATATCAATGACTACGGTATTGGAGTTGATGTTGACTTTGTCCAGTCAGCCATCAAAATTGATTCAGAGAGTAAAGCAAAAATCCAAGAAGAATTGAAATCTTTAACAGGTCTTGAAAATCCCAACTCTGTTCTACAGATGATTGGTTGGTTACGTGAGCACAATATAGAAACAGATTCACTAGATAAAAAGACTGTAAATAACCTTTTACATAAAGTTGATGAAAAAACTGCAAGAGTTCTAAAATTACGTCAGCAAGCAGCAAAATCAAGTGTATCCAAATATCAGGCAATGATGAATTGTGTTTGTAAAGATGGACGTGTAAGAGGAATGTTCCAATTTTATGGAGCAAACCGTACTGGGCGATGGGCTGGACGATTGGTGCAACTTCAAAACCTTCCACAAAACCACTTAAAAGACTTAAATGAAGCAAGATTACTCTTTAAGACTGGAGATAGTGACACTGTTAAACTTCTCTACAATGTTCAAGATACACTGTCACAGCTTATTCGAACATCTTTTATTCCTAGTAAAGATAAGAAATTTATTGTTTGCGACTTTTCTGCTATTGAAGCTCGTGTTCTATCCCATCTAGCAGGTGAGACGTGGAGAACTAAAGTTTTTAATAAAGGGGAGGACATTTACTGCGCCAGTGCCAGTAAAATGTTCCATGTCCCAGTAGAGAAACATGGAGTTAATGCACACTTACGTCAAAAGGGAAAGATTGCAGAGTTGGCTCTGGGATATGGTGGTTCTGTAGGTGCTCTTAAAGCAATGGGAGCTATTGAAATGGGATTAGCTGAAGAAGAACTACAACCTCTTGTTGATTCTTGGCGATCAGCCAATCCTAACATCGTTCTGCTGTGGTGGGATATCGATAATGCCGTTAAGACTGCTATCAAGGAACAAACTGAAATAGAGAGTCATGGAATTCGATTCAGTGTTGAAAGAGGAATCTTATTTATTACTCTTCCCTCTGGGCGAAGATTAGCTTATGTCAAGCCAAGAATTGGAGAGAATCAATTCGGAGGGGAATCAGTAACTTATGAAGGGACCGGTTCTGCAAAACGATGGGAAAGATTGGAAAGTTATGGTCCAAAGTTTGTCGAAAACATCGTTCAAGGAATTAGTCGAGATATACTAGCCCATTCGATAAAACAACTAAAAGACAAGAAAATCGTTGGCCATATTCACGATGAGCTTATCATCGAGTGCTTACCAAAGCAAAATCTAGATGAAATATCCAATCAAATGTCCATTTCTCCAATCTGGATGAGAGACATCAATCTACGAGCTGAAGGGTATGAATGTTACTTCTATCAAAAAGACTAAAGAAAAATCCGTATCCTAAATAGGATAGCGGACTTCTTTTATTATTGGTTTAATTCTCTGTAGACTTCTTTGGCCATTGCTTGAGCTTTCTTAATAGCATCATAACCTTGAGTCTTTTTCATTCCAAGTGTAGATATAATATCTTGTTTTGCGATGTCCATATTCTCATAAATAAGTCTTAGAATTTGGCCATATTTCTTATTTCGACGTTCTACTTCTTCTATCAGTTCACGAATTGTTTCTAACATCATAATAATCTCTTCGTGAGAGTCTACACCAGTTGGATCGAAACCGACTTCTTCGCTATTAGACATTTTATCCAACATCTCATCTAAAGATAAGTCACTAACTTTCGTATAACGATTAAGATACTCGTTAACATCCATATTGAAGATTTTAATGACATTGTCAAAGTCCTCAATAAAAACTGGTACAAAACCTACAAGTACAGCTTTCCCATAAAACTTAAATGTTTTTAAGTTTTTAGGATTGATATCTTTGCTCTGTCTCATCTCTTCATCTCTAATAACGAAAGGCGCGAGAACTTGGTTAAGTTCACAAGGTACATCGTTATATGACTTTTCATTTTCATATCTTGAAGGGTTATACTTTGATTGACGTTTGTTCTCTTGAATTGTCATTGTTTGACTGACTTTCTGTTAATACCGAAAGCAGTTCTGACAACTCAATATGCATTAAATATATTATTGACCGCATAGTACTTTCCTCTATGTATCGGTCAGCCAATTTCACAAGCTGAAATAGTACCTAACTTCTCCACTTCTGAAATTATGGTCATCGTCATGACTCAGTTTTAAAGTTAGTTTAGTAATATAGAAGATTACTTCTATAGTTATATTGTAACTTAAGTAAATGACTATCGGAAGATAACAATAAACTAGATTATTTATATTAGTCGTTATTGATTTTTAGAAAATAATAGATTATAATTTATTAGAGATAACCAAGAAAGTAACCTTATAATGCAATATTCATTTACATTTAAGAATTCTATAGAAAATTATTCTATTAGTAATACATTTAATCCTAATATAGGTGCTGAGGAAAAAAAGTTATTTTGTTCACACTTAGAAGAACATAGAGAGATAGAATTCTATTTTGATAGTCTATCAGGATTAGTAGCAAAAAATACTGAAGATAAGAAAAACAACCCACTAGGTGAGTTTATTGCATTGACTGAAACAAACCTAGTAAGTTATTTTGATAAATATGGTTTTCTATTTGATTGGAAAAGCAAAGAACTTTATGATAGCATTTCTATAGATGATGTATTTAGTCTTCAGAATAAATTTAGACTACTAATTGATCTGTTTAACAATATTCACGGACAAACTGATTTCAATAAACTTTTAGCTACATTTTTTAACTATATATCACAGAGTGATAGAACATTATCACTGGGCGAAACTGAATTAAAGATAAAATCTGTTTATCCATATAGAAATCTTAGAAATTCTTTACCGGCTAAAAATATTGATAATTTATGTTACCAAGTTAAAAATGATAATGGGACAATTAGTACTTTTATTAATATTCAAAATTATTATATAGAATCAGGTAGCACTTCTGACTTAAACATTATTGATTACGAAGATTTTATTGATAATCAAAATTATCCCCAAAGTTTTAGGGATACTATTTACCTATATGTAAATAAAAACTCTAATTTTACTAATTTAACTATTCGAATTATTGATTTTTTATATTTATTCTACAAATATGTTGGGGTTTTTGATTTTTCTGAATACGATTCAAATATACCAAATATCTCACTAGAAACGTTTAAACATCATCCTGAACTAATAGAATTTCTAATAGATGTATCAAAAGAAATTCTTGCTTATGAGATTAACAATGGTTTATCAGATGTTACTCCGAAACTAAATTCAAAGACATTTCAACCGGATTGGTCTTTACCTAGTTTACTTTCAGCATTCTATTTCTCACTATTCTATTCAAATTTAGAATTAAGTATGTATAAAATATGTGAAAACATTGGTTGTAATACACCTTTTTACATTCAGCGGTCAAATAGTCTAAAAAAATATTGTTGTGAATCTTGTAAGAACGCTGCTTCTCAAAGAAGATATAGAAGAAAATATAAAAAAACAACTGATGAATCATAATTCATTAGTTGTTTTTCATATTATCTGAAACTTTTTCGGCAATCAATTCAGAAAGTTCACGAATAAATTCTACTCTTTTAGGTGAATTATTATTTATAAGTGATTTTACATCCACTAATATTCCTTGCACTCGCTCAAAAGTTTTGTTTTGACCTTTCCATTCTCCTAAACCTTCTCCAATATACTGATACATAGTATCACTTTTAAAGATTTTATGACTTTTTGAGAAAGGCATTAAGAATGCGTTATAAACTTTAAAGTTTTCTCCATGAATTTGTTTAAACTTTTCATGAAATGCTATATACTCTCCATAAGTAATCTGCTTATTAATACTTGTTGAAGCTGGCAAATCTTTCGTGGCATTCGTTTGACCAAATTTATAATACTTGGCATCAAGAACAAATACATCATCTCCATTCGACATAATCGTATCTGGTTCTAATGCATATCCCTTAGCATTCTTTGTCTCATATATCAAGTTCCATTGAGTTCTAGGGAAATAGTCTTGTTTATTTGAGATTCCATAAGTAAAATCAATCAAACGCTCCCATATATATTGAAAATTATTAGTTCCAAAATAAAACTGATCTGGTTCCTTTTTATGGTCCTTATAATCTAAAATATCTAACATACTTTGAAATAATCGACGTTCAGTATCATTATTGGTAACAGCAATCTTTTCTTTAATAATTGATTCAAATTGTGGTCTATTGTATACGATTCTAGGTTTTTCTGGCAACGGTAACTTATAAAGCCATCCTAAATTTAAAAAAGCTTCATAGACACAATACTTGTTAATTTCAGTTAATAACGTAATTTCAGTATCACTCTGTCTTTTGGATTCCATTTTCAAAAATTTAAATCCGTTTGATTGAGCAATAGGCTGTACTTTCTTAATTGTCCTTGCCCAATTTACTCGTCCACCTAAAGATTGAACATAATACTCTTCATTCTCTTTATAATAAGTTCCTCTATCCAAAAAATAATGAATAACTACTGCATAAGCTTCCATAGGGAAATTCACTGTTTTTAGTGCCTGATTAATATTAACAGATTTTAACCTAGAATTGTTATCATTGTAATTTTGTAAAATAGAAATTAGAGAGATAATATCATTACGGGCCGTTTCTGAATCTTTAGGTAAATCATAACCTAATGGGAAATTGACCGTCACTTCCTGAATATCATTAATTATTTCTGCCTTTATTCCAACAAATGTGTCGCCTTCAATATTAGTAGCAACCCTACACATATCAACTAAAGATTTATTCGGTAAATACAGACTCATTTTTTGCTACCTCACGGCTGTTTTGGAAGCTTTAAATCAAATTTATCAATTATATCATTTGTAAAAATTGCAAATCTCTGTTTACCAGAATTTTGGTTATCTGTAAAGTGCTTAATAATAGCTTCTAAGCTAGCAAATTCATTAATATTGAAAAGAGTACCTCTATTAAATTTAAATGCATCATCCCAAAGATACTTTAGAACTTTTTCTGCAAATCTTTTGTTCTTTTCATTGAACTCATTTAATAGTTCATCATCAGATGGTAATTCTTGTATATACTCTTTATTTAGTATTTTTGATGAGATAAAATAAGCTCCCATTCTCTTATCCTCAGAAGATAGAGTTTGATTGCTAGTTTCCAGTATTTGGTTGTTTACAACAGAATTAAAAATACTCCACGTGTACTGAGAATCAGCAATAAAATAACCAGCATAATCTGATGCTTCTACATCATTCTCTATCATTTCCATAATCCATCTTCTTTGAAAAGCAGTATCAAGTGTAAAAACGTTTTGATCAGCAGTGTTCATGGTAGCTAATAAAGACAAATTAGAGGGAATACGAATTTGTTTTGTCTTATCACCATATACCTCTTCTGCTATTACTGAGTTATTGATACCATATACGCTTGTTCCATTTTCATCTCTATCAAGTAATTGAAAAATTTCACCAAAGATACCTGGTGCATTTCCTCTATTTAGTTCTTCAACTATTAGATAAAAATGCTCGGTTGGATTATCAATAGCTTTTTTTAATATTCTTGTAAAAGGTCCAGGAACAAAACTATATGTTATATCTCCATTTTCCTTTACAACAGGCAAAATTTGTCCGACAAAATCAGTATTCATATAATCAGGATGGAAAACCAGTCGTTCCATACGTGATTCATCATTACAATATTCTGTAGCAATTTTATGACTTTTTCCAGAGCCTGGAACACCATACAATAATATATTTTGGCCATTGCCTTTTATAGTATCTTCAGAAATACTATCCATTTGTTTTAGAGAGTCTTTTTTATTTTCGACTTCAAAATACCTCTCTAATCTCTTACTATAACTCAATAAAACTTCTTTTTCTTTAGGAGGTTTTAAAGAAACCTGATTCTGATTCTTATTATATTGGAGAAAATAGTTTAATCCTTCATTTAAAAGAGAATATAATATACGCAATGAACCTTTAGGTTCGACTTCACTTGAAATGTCAACTTGATCGTGTTTCAGAACGGACTCGTACATTGAAAGGTTGTTAAAAATAACATCTTCATTTTGGTGAGAAAGTTTAAATAAAGCTTTTTCTGAAAAAAGAGTTAATAATCTAATAAGAGATTCTTCTAATTCCTTATTTACTTGAAAATCAAGACCCAACCAATTTAGCAATATACATAAAACATCTTTTTCATTATTTTTTGCAAAAATAATAAAATAATCAATATTAGTTGTAAAGCTAACTGTTTTATTATAACGTTTTCCGCCACTTCTCTCAGAACTAAAGGTTTTATCTTGATCTAAAAATGTGAATCTAGCAAGTTCATAACACAGTTCAAATGTCACAATTAAAGCTTCAATTTGAGATTTAAAAATTTGATTTTCATTAATTATATTTTTAAAATCATTCTCGTCGATTTTAATATCATCTCCAAGAATAGATAACTTATTCAAAATCTTTTTAAATTCTACATCTGAAATTTCAATACTATCGTTAATTTCAGTTGAATAGTCGATAGAATAACAATTTTCGTTAGATAATACCATCAATAACAATAAAGAAATTGTTGATTTTACTTTTGGCATTGAAGACTTTATTCCTAACTTTAAATCTATTGGAGTATATTTTTTTATATTTGATACTTTTTCCATATTATTTCTCCATATCTTTTCGGATTAATTCTGCAATCTTTTTAGATAATTTTGGTGGTACAGCATTTCCTACCTGCTTCATTTGAGAAGTTTTAGTGCCATAAAAAATAAAATCATCAGGAAATGACTGTAATCGGGCTGCTTCTCTGACAGTTATAGCTCTATGTAAAAAAGGATGAGTGAACTTACCAGAAGATGGAGTATCAAATCTAGTAGTGATTGTTACTGCCTGCTCGTTACGTTTCATTCGTTCCCACGTTCCGCTATAAATCGATTTAGTTAAATGTTCTTTTGGTAGAGAATCTTTTCCAGAATTTTCGGGTATTAGACGTAGTCTCTCTAGAGCAATTTTTGAATGATTTGTGGCCCTATGGTTAAACAAATTCAATGAATTTTGTCGCATTTCTTCTTGATATTCTGTCTCAGCTGGAAATAAATACTCTTGCTTATCACAACCCTCTCCTGACTCTAAAAATGCTAAGTCACTAATAGCATCCCAGATTGTTACTTTTTCAGAGTCTTCTAATACAAAATCAATTGGTTTTGGCCCTTTTTTCCCAATAATTATAGCACGACGTCTGCGCTGAGGAACACCATAATTTGATGCATCAACAATATCCATAGCAAGACTATATCCTAACTTTTCGAAAAGATCTGTTAATTCTTTTCGAAAATAACCATTTTCTGAAGTAAGTAAATTAGGAACATTCTCCATAACGAAATATATAGGAGAAACTAATTCTACTACTTTAACAAAATACTTAAATAAAAAATTTCTTTCATCATTAATTGTTTTACGACTACCTTTTTGAGAATACCCTTGACAAGGAGGACCGCCTATAATTACATCAATTTTGTGTTTGAATTTTCCAAACTCATGTTCTAAATCTAAGGATGTTATATCACCAATAATCATTTCTGTTTCTAAATGATTTTTTTTGTAAGCATTCGCAATACTTTTATCAAATTCATTAGCAATAACAGTATGAAATCCTGCTTGTTCAAAACCTAATGACATTCCTCCTACACCAGAGAATAAATCTATCACAGTATTACTCATTATCTAGCTCCATAATTCTTTTAGATGCAATATTAAAGTAATCTTGTTCAATTCCTATAAAATTCCGACCTAAGCTTTTAGCAACAACACCTGTAGTACCGCTCCCCATAAACGGATCAACAATAGTGTCTCCTTTATTAGAAAGTAATTCAACAAAATGACTTATTAATTGGATAGGTTTTTGAGTTGGATGCTTACCATGATTTTTTTCATTTTTTGTTACTAAAGATGTCTCAATGAAATCATGAAATAATTTACCATCATTATTAAAAGTTCCAGTTCTAGTTTTATATGTAAAATAAAGCCATGCTTCAGTTGAGTTAACAAAATGAAGATTCATATTTCTTGGCATAGGATTAGTTTTATGCCAGATACCTGTTGTTTTATAATAAAAACCATACTTTTCGGCTAATTGTATAATAGTCTCAATTTTTATTAATGACATAAACATAACCATGCTTGCCCCATTCTTCATAATTCTTGAGCTTTCATTAAAAAAATTATCCATTGAAGACAGCCAAACATCATATTCCATGTTATCCCAACCTGCAGCTCCAAAAAAATTTTCTCGCATTTTGTGTAAATTAGTATCTCTATTTTTCATAAAAGCTCCCAAATTGTATGGAGGATCAGTTAAAATTAAATCAACTGAATTATCCTCAATTTCTTTTAAAGCTTGAACACAATCATCATTATACAATTTTACAACTGTCATTTTAAATTACTACTTTCTTTTAACTCTACTACCTCACAAGACAGAAACTCTGAAATTTTTAACAAAATATCCGTTGTGATTCACTATTCTTTTACTTTATTAGAATAAGCGTCGGCAATTAATTTAACAAACTCTCATTACTCGGAACAATAATAATTTTCTCTTAAAATAATTCAGCGAGGATCATAACTAGTTTTTATTTAAAGTAGTCTCCTCTATAGAGTTCTAATTACTATTTTACCACAAGTATTCCGTTTTCAGTTCAATATTAAAATACAATCTCAAAATAATTTTATAATATTCTAATCATTTAAAGGTTAATAATGCTAATTTTAAAAATATGTTTATAACTTATTAGTTTATCTTCCTATAATTTTAAAAAACCGATAATATATTTAATAAAGTTAAATAACTTAGTTAAGATATTTTACAACGAAATAATACTGCACTTGAATTTATAAAGAAGATCCAGTATAATGAAGTTATAGTTATTAAAAAAAGATAAAAAAGTTTTTTTATTTTTTTCTGGTGACTATATGCGTCTTACTTACAAATTCTACATTTGACCTTACTCTTTTTTTAACATTCATACAAACATTAATTAGTTTGTATGGGATTGGAGGTACTAATATGATAGAATTTATTAAAATTTTGGTGATGGCAGGCGTAAATGGGGCAGTGCCTATTAAGTAAATACATATAATCACTAAGATTAACGCCACAGGTTCGACTCCTGTATGCCTCGTTAAACTAAGACCATTTAATGGTCTTTTTTCTTTAAAAATTCTAATCTCTTCTCAAAATAATACAGAGAATCTCAGTATGATTGGATTCTTAAAAAATGTTTCTAATTTATAAAATTTTTTATTTAGATAATACACATAAAAAAGCCTAGAATAATAAGGCTTTTTTAGAATTGTTTTATAAAATGAACTGAATGACTGGAAAGATCTTATGTATTAAACCAAACTGACAAATCGTCATCAGAAATAAAATACTTCCAAGCAACTGTAAATCCATAGAGTTCTTTATATTCTTCAATCCATTCTGCATAATATGGAACTCCAACGGGTGTTTCAGAGACTTCCTGTTCTAAATAAGAATATGGATGAGCCACAATACCTAGATCAATATTATCTACTTGCCAATTATAACCCTCTTTATGTTCACATCCTAAATTATCTATTAATCTAGCACTCCTTAAATCAATATCTGAGCATATTGTCAATGATTTAAACTTTTCAAAATGAGGATTGAGAGGTTTTATGTAATAAGAAGCCTCCACATAGTATTTATCATCATTATTTGGATAATGTGAACCAATTGAAATTTTTATGGGGGATCCATTAAGTTCTAACCAAAAGTTTCCGATTGGTGTTTTTAGGATATCATAAGCTTGTTTAGAATTTATCGCGTCTTTAGCTTTTGATAAATCACAGATAATTCCTTCACGTATTAAACTGTTTTTGGTTTCTATTATTTTTTCGTTTATAGTAGATAGTTTTCGTTCTACTTTTTTTATTTTATCAAGAGGAAATGGCGGTTTATTTGCTTGTCTTTTATAAACTTCAGTAACTTGTACTTCTTTTAGTTGAGATCTGTTCCCAACAGGAACTTCAATCCAATCAAATTTCTCTATTGACTCATCAGGACAATAATACACATATTCTTTGTCATTTGGAAAGAATCGAACATTACAAAAATTCAATTCTTTACATGGTTTCCATAACAACTCTGGTTCTAGGGGTCTTCTTTTTAAATAATGTGTTTCGTCTCTATCCCAATAATCTTTATACATCCATATATTACAATAGGGGCAAAAATACTCATCATAATCGTCCAAATAGCATTGATTAGCACCACATGTCTTACATATAGAATCTTCATCAATAAAACCCTCAAGTTCAACACCATTGACATACAGAGCATAATCATCTTCTGGTTCATAAACAGTTATCTCAACGGAATGTGGCAAACAACTCAACCAATCATCAAGTGGAAAAGAATAGATACTATAAATAGTAACTTCATCCCACCTCTCTTTTAGTGATTTACCATCATAAATCTTTGCTTCAAAAAGTTCATCAGCTGTTCGAAATCTTCTACCATCAGGTAAGTCACATAGACCCGCCCAATATGGCAAGGGATCATTTTCTGAATAACCAATATACCGAAACTCTGTTATAGGATCACTTTCAAACGAGAAGCAAGTTTCGTCTATATTCTTTCCAGCCTTAAATTCCTGAAGTAAATAATCTATATGTAATCTTTGAATATCATTCCCAATTGAAGTTTTAGAGCTATAAGGAATACCCAATTTAAAATCAGTTACCTTAAATGAAAAATAGCCATCTAAAAGATGAAAATGAAGGTAATTGTCTTCAAGGTATAGAGCATGAAGCCACCATTTAGATAATCCACCCATATCTTTCATGAGGAAATCACTAACACCTTCACACTTTAAATCCCAAACTAGTGAGGAAGAGTTTGTAAAATCACTTGAGGTTCTATCCTCTTCAATTGTTAGATATAAAAATTGCTGGTCACTATTAAAACTGAAAGAGCTAATGATACAGTCAGTAAAATTATTTACCTTTTTTAAATAATCCGAAAGTTCATTTACTTCTGTTAAATAATGTATTCGTTTAGTCCACATTATCCTCTCCATTTTATTAAACTAGTAATAGGGGGGGACATTTATTCCCATTAACTTATTATCTTTGGTAACAAAAACATCCCCAGAGTGTTTATGGAAATAGAATTCATCTCAAATAAGTTATCAAACCTAGTAGACGATATGAGTGGTCACTTTGATACTTCCCCACTAAACAAGAAAATGCCTTACCTACAAGGCTTTTCTTAA